GAGAGATAATAATCCTCTTCATCAGAGTTATCAGGTAACCCAGCTGGATTGATGTCACCATGACCATCGTTGCTTGGTTCTTCAACATCTGCTTCCAACTCACGTAGAATTTCTTCTAGTTCGTCGTCAGACATTTCTTCTTCATCTCCTTCTTCCGGAGCTGGTTCATCCATTGGTTCGTCCATTGGTTCGTCCATTGGTTCATCCATTGACTCCTCATCTTCTTCTTCAGATAAGCCAGCCATTTTTTTCATTTTTTTCATTCTTGCAACTTCCATTTCCATTTCACCTTCTTCGGTAGGTTCTTCCATTTCGTCTTCGCCTTCCATCTCTTCTTTGATTTTGTGAGATAGCATTGACTGAAGCTTTGGTGCGAAGGCCTCTTCTAAGGCAACTTTGGCATTTGCAAGAGCGGTTTCGCGTACTGCTTTAGCATCAGCGATTGCATCTTTTAAAAGCTTGTTCATAATTATTTTGTAATTTTTTGACAATAGTCCTATAGCTATTAATGAGCCATAAATATATTCAATAAGTAGACGCTATATAAGAAAATAACGTATTTAGTTATAAGTAGTATGGAAAAAACCAAAACCCGTTACTAGAACGGGTTCTCTTTAATATTTTATTAATTTTATGCTGATTTTAATCCCAACTTACCCATAAAAGCTGCAACTTCTGCAGATTTAACAGATGCCATTGCTGCTTCAAAAGCTGCTAATGAAAATCCACCACCGTGAGCTGCTCCTTGTACTGCTGCTTTGAAAGCACCAATTGCTCCAATTCCTGAGTATATAGCAAGTCCTGCTATGATTGTATAATAAACTGCTTCGGCTGTTTTAAACTGAGCTGTTTCATCACTAATGCCTGCTTTTTTAAATACGCCAGACATTTTTAAGATCCATTTCAATCCATTAATATATGCTCTATGCCATTCGTGTGTAAACTCTATAATATTATGTGCAAACTCCTTTTCACGACCTTTTGCTTCACCTGGACGAACTAGTTTTTTCCAAACTGCTACAATCTTACCAATTCCTTTTACAAGTAGCTCTATTACTTTAGGTAATGCTAGAATAAATCCAATAATTGCTACTGCTCCTAAAGCTTCGTTTAACTCTTCTTGAGACTGCTCTACATCAGCTTTAATTTCTGCTTCGTGACTCTTATAGTGATTCATAAGCTCTACAGATGCTGCTTTCATAGCTGCATCCATTGCATCAATCTGTTGCTTATTCTCCTCTTCTTTTAAAATACCCTCTAGTATTATTGATAGTTTTGCACTCATTATTTTCTTGTTTTAAAGAATTTAGTTACGCTTTCTGAGATGTCATCAAAGTTGACTAATACATCAACTCCGTCTGGTTGGGTTGTTACAACAATACCATCTTTACTAATGCTTTTTACAACACCCTTATCGCTAATAAAATCAGCTTTGTTATAGCGTTTTACAGCGCTTATACTAAAGGATATTGGTACTCCTGTAGGTTCTGCAGGTGCTGCTGGTTTTGCTTCCTTATCGTCGGCTTTTTCACCTTCTGCATCTCCACCACCTTCTGCATCATCTGTTGCAAATGGATCTTTTTCTTCTTTTTCTGCTTCGAGCATATAAGACTTAACGACCTTGCGTACTAACTCTTGTATATGTCTTTTACTTAATTTCATAGTAGCGTGATAAGGTATGACCCATTTCTTCGTATAATGATTCCAATCGTTGTTGTAGTTTACTAACCTCTTGTACAGTTTTCATAAACTGCTCGTTGTTTGATTTTAAAGACTTCATATTACGCTTGACAGTCATCTCATCAAACCACTCATCAGTTTCTTGTAATGCAATTCTTTCAGCATTCTCTACAATTTTACTAACAGCTTTTGCTGCTTCTTTCAAACTATCAGTACGATATATAGCATTACCATACTCATTGAACCTAGACACTTCTTGTAAGAATGCTGCCTTTTCGTTTAGTTCAACTTTTTGATCAATGCTTTCTTTGATTTTTGTTAGTTTCATATTATCTAGCTTGTTTAATCTTATCATAAAGTCCTTGTAATGATTCTAATGCATCAACAATATCCTCACTTAAAGGACCTGCCATCTCAATTTTATCATTCAATACCTGTAGTGTTCTCATTGCTTGTTGAAGCTCTTGTGTAAAAGGTTTCATGTATTTGAAGTCTACTGCGTATTCAGCTTCTTTAATTACCTTTTTAACTTCTTCACGGATTATTTTTTTAAGTTCTGTTGCTTTCATAATTACATTATTGATATTATATCACCGATTAGTGAGTTGATTTTTAAATATTTGTCTGTTGTTTGATTTGATACGCTTTCGTTAAGATTATTCATAAAAGCTCCTTGAGTTGATGGATTAGATACCAAGTCCCAACATACGATTTCAAAATCGTCTTGTACTTCTACCTTTCCTTCACCTAGGTTTGTAACTGAACCCATACCACGAGAAGATATACCTAAACGGACACCTGCTCTAAGCAATTCCTTTGCAATGTTTCCAGAAGGTGTTGGTAGTATCTCGATTTTACCCATCAAGTCATTTCCATCCCACCATAGGTCAATTACATTGTGTGATACGTTAGCTAAGTTCACTACAGAAGATTCTGGATGGTCTAACTCACCTAATGCTCTACGTTCTGCTATAAATACACTCTTGTATTTTTTTGCTTCACGTTGAAGTATGTCTATTGGATACTTTCTTTGGTTTTGATTGAAAGCGTCACCTCTTTGCATGATACCACTAACAATCAATTTACCGTTGTTTGTTGTAATGGCTTCGTTGATTTGTTCTGGCGTAAACTGTAATGAGCCTACATAATCTACTATTACTTGCTTCATGGTTTAAATGTTTGTGTTATGGTTTTTATAAGTTCTAATTCTTGACTCATGTTACCCAGTCTAACCTCTTTATCATAGTCTTGATAGATTAGCTCACCGCTATTATAATCAATTCCATACGGTTCTCCGTTTAACATTATATCAAATTCATATCGATCTGTTCCAATTTGATTATAGTCAATATCCTGTTGTGATATCTGTATTCCAGCTTTATTAAATAGCTGCACTAATTTATCCTTAACTGATGAAGCTGCCAACTCCTTCAAGTTTGCTAACTTACGAGCTTTTTTATTTATTTCAGTTAGTCTTTTGCTGATTTTTAAAATAGCTTCGTTTGTACGCTTCCAATACTTAGAGTCATCTAAAGCTGATTCTGTTTTAAGTTTCATGCTATGATCTAATGCTTGAGAAATTTCTCTCAACATTCTACTAACTTCAAGTATCTTTTTATTTACCTTTTGCACTTCGCTCAGATTTGGATCTCCTTTAAAGCTTTTATAACTAGCTTCGTGAAGTTTAATGGTATCTGGGTGGCGTTTTGGTGCTTTTATTGAGTATGCGTATTGATCTTGTTCAATATCTTTTGTAGTTCCATCCGCACTATCGTCTCCAACAAAAGCGTTAGGAGTTGCATAACCAGGATTGCCTGCATTAGTACTACCTTCCTTCATTTTCTTAGCCTCCTTCTTCGTATAAGATTTTAGCTCTTCTAATTCTTCTTTTGTAAGTTTCTTATTTAACATTCTTTAATTCTTTCAATAATTCATGATACAATAATAAAGAAAGTACATGCTCTTCTTTAATAGACTTCACCTTATCCAACTTATCAAGCATGTTTGATACTTCGTTCAGTTTGATAGATATTACTTGATCATCCACCTTTGATAAAGTTTTTTGAATTTGTGTTTTAATTGCTTTACTTTCAACAATAACAAACTCTCTTAAAGTTATAGTATTTGATATGTTGTTAATATATTCTTTTAAGATACTCTTCTGCTTAACAGACAATCCTGCGTACTTTTCATTAAACTTATCAAGCATTAGTTTATAAGCCAATAATCGAATGTCTTCATCTTGCTTTAAGTAATCTTCTGTTGCTGCAGCTGCAGCTTCGTTTAGCTTAGTTGTTGATTTTCTTACTAGATGCTCTACGACAGTGTAGCGGCTCTTTACAACCTCTGCCACTTTTGCAACACTAACACCTTCAAATATGCGGTAGATTGAAGCAAATATCTTATACTCACTCAAATTAGTATCAAAAAAGTCTTTTAGGTCGTAATGCTTTTTTACTTCACGGATTAATGAGTATTTAGCCTCTTTAAGCGTGTTTGCATCCATTTTATTACGCAACTTCACAACTGTGTTTAGTAGATAGTTTGCCTTGTCCGAGGTACTATACTTTTCATTAAGTAATGTTTGATATAACATAAGCTCTTTTGCAAGAATCGAATCAGCTTTAAAAAACTCTTTAATAATACTTAGAGCCGGAGACTTCTCGACACCCTTTATAGTATCTGCCGCAACTTGACGTGTTAGCAATTCAAATAAAATTGCTGTGTTTTTAATCTTTGAGTGCGTTGATTTTTTCATCTAATAATAAATATCTAGGTTTATGTTATTCTTCTGGTAAGAGGTTGCTTTCGTCTAATAAATTTGAATTTTCTTCTAAATTATCTGACTTAAAGGTTTCATCAATTGCACTTTTCTTCTTGCTCAACTCTCTGATTAAACTACCGTATTTTGCTAAATTACTTACTCCTTCAGTAACTCTTGTTATACCCTTATTACCAAGTGGATCCCATCCAAGTGGATGTTCGTGTGTTCTATATGTTCCAGGTTCTTCTGGACGTCCTGCACCTGGCCAACCTCCTTTAGGCATCTCTGAGCTTTTTGGATCATATCCTTTTGGAACACCTCCATCTCCTTTATATAATGATGCTATATCGTGTGCTGTACCAAATGATTGTCCAGTCTTAATTGGATCATTTCCTTCATTCTTGATTTGCTCAAGTCTAAACATAGCTTTTGCATCTTCTACAATTCTATTTTGCTCTTCTAGGTATGCATCTTCAGTTAGATTGAATAAGTTTTCATATATCCAGTTTCTACTAAAAAGCTTTTTTTCTACCATATCACCAGCAAGAGTTACCTTACTAGCCCACAACTCAATCTTCTCTTTCTCATAAACAGATGATGGAGCTGTCAAACTTAAACTAAAGTCAACCAAGTCCTCATCAGTAAATCCTTGTGCATATAAATGAACAATAGCTATCTTATACAATTCAGATACAATAATCTTTTGAAGACGCTCAATTGTTCTTGCAAAACGAAAATCTTGAGAAGCTAAAGTAGCTTTACCAGTTGTATCCTCTTCATACCCTAAATAAGCTTTTGGTATTTTTAAAGAACCTAACAATCTTCCTTTCAAGTACTCAATATCATTAATACTATCAAACTGAAGACCTGATAGATTATCAATTGTTGTTCCACTTTCAGAACCACGAACTGGAAGATAGAAATCTTCTAATAAGTTTTGCATATTATACTTCAAGTTGTATTGACCAGTCTCAGGATCCATATAAGGAACCTTCTTCATTCTGTCAACCATACTTTGCATGAAAGTATCTACTTCGTTTGGAGGAATATTACCAATATCGATTTTGAAAACACGTTTGTCTGGTGCTCTCATAATACGATGTATTAACATTGCATCTTCCATTAATACAATTTGCTTCCAAACTTTTCTAGATGGTTCAATAATAGCACGACCATAAGGTAAGAAGTTTGTATCCGTTATTAAACGGAAATGCGCTATTTCATAATTATCATACTCATCAGCATTTTCTTTTGTTGATGCCATATGCGATAAAGATGATACTGCTGTATAATCTCTTCTAAATCTAACTCTTTGTGGGTTTTCTGGATCAAAGCTTTCTTCTCTAATCATTTCATATGGTGAGATTGGATCTACATTAATAACACCGTATTTTTCTGAAATGTTTAGGTGTAAGAAAAAATCACCATACTTAACTGTGTTTCTAATCCATGGCCAAAGGTTAAACTCAATGTTTAAAACATCGTAAAACAAATTATGTAATACTTGATATACTTTCTCATTACCTGTCTTAATTGTGAGCATGTCTCCAAACTCATTCTTTGCAGTACACTCATCTGCATAAATGTCTAGTGCTGATGAAATAATACTATCCGTATCCATTCCTTCATAATCTCTAAACAACTCTAAACGAGTGTATAGTTGTAGTTGTCCTGCTGAATAAGCATATCCTGGTATTGTTGAGAATAGTCGCGAAAAGCGATCTACACGTCTGTTGGTTGCTAGATTACCATTCGATTGAATGCCTTGTGTATCTATAACCTTCAATTGATTACCTCCAACATTACGGATAATTACATCCGTACTGAAGAGTTTTTTCAATTGGCTAAATAATGTCTGGTTTTGCGCCATTAATCTTTCTTTTTAATAAATAGTCTCGTTGTTATATAAGCCAACTAATATCCTCGTTATTGCCTCTGAAGTCAGTCATTTTAAATGGATCTGAGTCTTGTCTAGGTTTGTATACTGATACTGTTGATTTCATTCCTGCAACTGCTGCTCTGTTAATTTCAATTCCCGCTTGTCTAAGTTTAAGTGCTGTATCTCTAACCCATAATCCCTGACCAAAACACATCACCAAGTCATCATTATAACCTTGTGCAGCTTCTGGTCTACCGGCTTTCCAGATAAACACAAACAACTCATCTAACAATCGCTTACTTCTAATTATACAGCTTTTTTCGCGGATAAACAACTCCATCTTTGAAACTACTAATGGTCGTGTTTTGTGTGACATCGTAAACCCTGCTACCATGTCTGTCTTAGCTGCTAGATCATATCCTTTAGTTAGGAACTTATCTGAGTCTAAGGCATCTTGTTTATATGTGTAATATATGTTTTGGTAATTTCTATCAATAACCTGCTGGATTGATGCCCAACCAATATTAGCATTCTCTATAACAAGTAATGCATTATTCCATTCTGTTGCTACTGCAACTAATAGATTACCAAAATCCTTAGTACCAATATGTCCTTTATATTCTGCCACTTGTCGACATGACTCCACATCAATAACATGGAATCCAGAATAGTCACTACCATCACCTCGAGCAACGTCAGCAGATACTATATAGTTTTTTGTATAGTCTGGAAATTCCCATACCCAATAGTTTCCATCAAAACCTCTTTTTTCAATCGGTTCTTGTACATAGGTTTGTGTATAATATGATATAAGCTCTGGTGATATTACAGTATTACCTGATGTAGAGAAGTCACAATCACACTCTTGAGCTGCTAGTCTTAAACCAAGCTCAGCATCTTGCCGATCTCTCCATTCTTGATTTCTTTCTGGATGTACTTGCCATGGTAATCTCAGAGTCTTGAACATATTTTCTCCTGCCTCTGCTCTTGACCACATCTTGTGGAAAAAGTTACCAGTACCATTAGGAGTCGATAATAAGATACCCTGACCACCCGTACTTAGAGTTTGTTGTAGTGATGCCCATAAATCCTCTGCTCCATCAACAAAAGCTGCCTCATCAATGATTACTAAGGATAACGCTTCAGAACGTCCTGATGTTCCTGTACTTGATACAGCTTTGATTTGAGATCCGTTTGATAATCTGATTGATAGTTTGTTACTTTCGACTGCTTTTAGCTTTAACCAACTAGGTAAGCTATCAAACATTACCTTTACTTTTGTTACAAGGTTTTTGGATGTGTTTTGATCAATCGCAACTACCAAGCAGTTTTTATCACTCTGGAATAATATCATCCATAAGGCGTATCCTGCTATAAGCGTTGAAATGCCTAACTGTCTTGATTTTAAGATAATTGTTCTATCGTTTTCTTGAAAATCATTTAGTGCGCCTTCTTGATACGGATATAAATGAAATGGAATTTTACCCTTTGTAGGGTGTTGGATCATACAATACTTCTTCATGAAGTATGTTGGTGATTTGGCACATTTAATGTACTCTTCCCTAATGATGTCTTTTAGACTCTTTTCACTCATATGTAACCGGTTTTAATTAGTAAGCTAAGAGAGAAAACCCAAAAAGTGTTGTTACTAATAACACACTACTAGCTGCTCTCAATAACCCAACTTTCTTTTTTAACTTTTTATTATCACCTTCTAATCCAGTAACGATTTGTGTATAATAATTTTCTTTTTCTTTGTGTAGG